TTTCTTTTGGTGGGATCCTAGGATCGACCCTAGAGAACCAGAATATTGGGGCCCCGATGGGGGCTCCTTTTTTTATGCCCCGCTAAGTCTTGGGTTATGTGATTCCTTCATATAAGGAGTCTTGTATTGACTAGAATTCTTATATTTGAATATTCTCTTCATATCATTATATACAACATCTACATACTCAAGTTTAAGTACTTTAATCCTTCTTTTTCCATTATTAATATCAGTTTCATATTCAAGATTTGATACTGGTTTTATATTTTTGTTTAGGATTGTATTTCCAGAAGCATCCTTTGCAGTTCCTTTATCATCTATTGTTACAGCAGGAGGCAGACTAGTATTTGCAAGTCCTCCACTATAACTGATTTCTTGTTGGTACTGAGCATTATAAGCAACAAAGTTGAAATCGTAGTTAGAATCTACTTTTAGACCATTTGGTATTACTATTCTTGAATAGTTATCCAACATGTATGTTGTTTCATAGTGATGAACTTCTGCAAGTTTTTCATCACTACCATACTTGTCTAAAAGGAACTTTCTAAAGTCATCTGTTCCTAGTGGCCACTCATCTCTAACACTGATTATATTATTAACTGTTAATATGATCCAATCTAATCTAGGATCCCCATATAGTTCTAAAGCTATCATTTCTGGTCGAATATCTTCACCAATTACATAATCATTGAAAGCAGTGAAAACTGATGCTAAATCATCACGAAGTTTTCCTCTTTTAAATAGATTTTTTACTGGAATAAATTCATCATTAGAACTCCTGTCAGTCGTTCTAGAGACGTAGTTTATATTTGGTAAATGTGAAAAGTATCCTCTAGCCATTTTAGTAACCTACGTCTGATGTTGCTGGATTGTTTTGTTGGATAATACTAATGGGCATTAGATCTCCTAACGAGTTTGGATCACTTGGATCGAATGCTCTACTTCTATCTGCAATTTTATTACTATAGTCTGTGTTATATATTGGTTCTAATTCTGCAAAACGGAGATCCATTAGTACAGATATTGGTTGACCACCCTCATAAGCATTCCATTGTCCATCTGGTGTGTATTGAACACTAATATTTGTTAAAGCACATGGTTTAAATTTGTTTAATCCAAGTATAGATTTTCCACCAGAGGTTAGGTATCTAAGTCTGAATATATTTGGTGTTCCTAGGAAATATGATGGAGATCCCGCTCTTCCTACTGCACCAGCTCCAGCTTGTTCGTCAGAACTTAATTTTGTTATTTTCTTAGGAGCAGACCACTGTTTAAATGCACGAATTATCATTCTAATTTGATGTGCTTCCATTTCATCTCTTGGAGTTAATCTCCATTGGAATCCAAATTGTCTTAGTTTCACTCCAGAGAACATAAGTTCGGTATTGGAGTTGGCAACAACACCTCCAGCTCTACTTAGAATACTTTCTGGAGTTACATCATATCCAAGTTTTCCTGTTAATTGACTTAGTAAGTTAGCACCTAACTCTCCTCTACCTGCTTCTTTACTACCAATAGCAGTAAAGAGTGCTGCTTGTGCAGTTAGTTTATTGAATCCTTCTGCGGCATTAATGCCTTTCATCATATCACCAGTTAGGATACCACCAGCACCACCAGCAGCTAGTGTTAATGCTTTACTTCTAAAAGTAGCATTGACATGTTGTAGTGCTCCCATTGCCATTGTCGACATGTTATCATCGACCCAACTGACAGAGTTTGCATCTGAAACATTGCTAGGAATTGGCAGTACTATTCCAGCACCTAGTTTCTTTCTATATGGACTATTTCTTGAAAGTCCATGTCCTAGATGGGTGTCATTATCTTTCTTACCAAAACTTTTTGCCATCGACGCTCCGTATGGAGGTTGATATGCATAACACTCAATCTTCATAACGTCCTGTTGGCTGGACATATCTGAAGGATATGTAATTACTCTCTTAAATAATATTTCATCTTCAGAATCAAAGTTACCACCTTGTATTCCAGCTTGCTCAACAAATGAACCAGGCCCTTCGTTAAGTAGTTGCCATCCTATTTGGAAAGCTTGTCCTGTAGCAGTGAAAGCGTCACCAACAGCTGTTACTATTGGATTATCATAAAACCAATGATCTCCCGTTCCTGCGGCTTCTCCCGTGTATATATTTTGTGCTATTTGATTTGCTGTATAGTCGGGTGGATACCCTTGCATATCTGCTGAAGCCCATTGTGGGACAGGTACATTAGTTTTATTAGTGTGACTTCTTATTGCTGTTTGTACTTTACCATGAATAACATTTTGAACATTTGGATCAATACCACTAAATTGGGTTGTATCCCATACTCCGTTTGTGTATATTGGTTTAGCGTCTATTAATATTTCTCCAGCTGAATCTACTGGCAATACCTGTGCAGTTCTGGTATCTCCAAAATAAAATAACTTATAATTTTGAGTTTTATTAGTATTAGTATTGGTCGCTGTTATTCCTGGCGTACCATCACCTGAGATAAATCCGTCATCTACCTCCTGTCTTCCTAAGTCGACTGCACTGCTCATTTTTTCCAGTTCCAGGCTTTATGTTTTGGATACTTCATTCCCCGTGGATCATAAAATTTCTCTGTTGGAAGAAGAGATATCTCTTCCCAATCTTCAGTGTTTGGGACTTTATATAAATTACCTATACCTTCATAGAGATATTTGTGTAGGCTATTTTTGGGTACAGTAGTACCTCCACCGCTATTTAGAAGACTTTTTGCAACTTGGTCTCGATATTGCGGATTTATATAATGTAAGTTGCATCCAAGGAACCCATCTTTGTAAAAACTAAGAGCAACTGCTAGGGGTTGTATATCCCAAAATAGATATTTTTCGGGGTATTTTGCACCATATGAAAAGAAGAACATATTCCCAATTTCAATTCCACCAGTATCAATGGAACTGATGTTATTATCTTGTAGAGGACCTAAAGCGGTTTCTAATTCAGAGATAAACCAGTCTCCGCTTCTGTTCTTTTTACCAGCCTTTTTTCGTATTTCTGCTCCAATCATATTCCTAGATCATCCTCGGTCATGATTTTGAACTCATACTTTCTATCATCACAGTAGTTTTTTGCTGCTTCCCACTTTGCTTGATTAATAACGTATGTTTGTACTTCATATGCCCATGCTTTAGTTCTCTTTTTTGGGTTTTTCTTGGGCATTAGTAACTGTTTCTTTGGTTTGACCTCTATTACAACGGATCTCTTTTTACCTTTTGCATCTTTATATTTGATGAAAAAGTCTGGGAAGTATCTATGCATCCTATTATCTATAGGATTTTTATATGGAATCCAGAATTCTTCTGACTGCCATTGACTTATACTTTCATTTAAATCACAGTATTCCATGAACTTTCGTTCCCACAATGATCTATAAATGATTTGTGTTGGGTCACCTTTATACTTCTTAGTATGTTTTGGTCTATATTTTCCCTTATAAGCCATATACATAGTATGTGGGGATCATGCATTATTTAGATGGCCATTAACAATTTAGTAGATAGAAATCTAAAAGCTAACGTAACTAATAGTGGTGCTGGAGCAGGACTGGATGCCCAATCCTTCCAGAATTTTTTAGGTGCTCCTGCTTTATCTAATACTTTTAAGGTATCTCTTGGACTATCTAATAATTCTTCTGGTTCAACTAATTCGGATTTAAATTCTTGGCTTGTTAGTGCTGGAGTATTTAATAAAAGTTCTCCAGCAAGGTTTGATTTCTTATGTTCAGAGGCAAGTTTGCCTGGAACTAATTTAGCTTCATTTGAAGAGACTGGTGCTAGACAAGGTGTAACAGAATTTTTTGCAAATAGTAGAGCATATGTTGATCTTAATTTGAGATTTTATCTTTCTTCTGATTATCAGGTACTTAAGTTATTCCAAGAGTGGATTAATTTTATCAATCCTGTATATGCTGCTAATGGCGGAATGACTAATGTGTATGGTAATCCAGAAGGATATGCTAACCAATCAGATAGATATGGATTCCATAGATTTAGATATCCAAATAGTTACAAGAGAACTCTTATGGTTACTAAATTTGAAAGGAATATAGGAGCTGATAAGAGAGGTCGTGACGATCATTTGATGCAATCTGGTGATGGATCATTAGTTAATAGAAAGGGAGTTGTTCAACCATCTCTTCCTCCAGAGAAACCAAATCCATTAACATATATTTTTGTCAATGCTTTTCCAGAAAGTGTTGATAGTATTCAATTATCTTATGGAGAAGCTCAGGTTCTTCAAGTGACTGCTAATTTTAAATATGATAGGTACGTTGTCTCTCAACCAGATAACAATGCGGAGTCACAGAAGAGTCAATGGAGAGATCCAAACAACCGTACAGTTGATGGACAAGTTAATGTTCAGGGTGGCAATCACCACGGATCTGCTTCTCAATATAATAATGGTCAGGATGTTACTGGATTTACCGTTCAGAATGAGAATAAGCTATAAATAATGGTGTGCCACATTACAAAGTGTCCATAATATGAAGACTTTCTCCGAATTTCTGTTAGAATGTAGTTCTCTTAACGAGGGAGGAATGGCTCGTGTCGTTCAACATTCAAAGAACAAGAGCACTGCCGTTTTGACCGCACAGAGAGGTGATAAGTCAAAAAAGGAGAACAAGAAGGCTAACAAGGAGTTACGCAAAAAGATCCGTAGTCACGGATATGGGTATAAAGAAGTCAAGGGAGAATATCCTGAGAAGGATGATAAAGGTAACACCAAAACAGTGAGTGAACCATCTGTTGTTGTTACTGCTCCTAAGAAAAGGAAGAAGTACCTCAAATTTAAAAAACAGATGAAACGTCTTGGTAAAAAATATAATCAAGATTCAGTAATCACAAAGAGAGGTTCTAAAGACGCTACTTTACATCCTACCAATAAAAGAGCTGGTAAAAAAGGTTCTAAACTCGGACAAGTAAGACCAGGCAAAACTGGACCCTATGGACACACTAAAGTTGGAAAGAAAACTTACACCTATGAACACACAACCATTTGACGATTCCAATTGGAGAGAAGAAATGAAGGGATACACCACAAGCAAGTTTCATTTGGAATTGCTTGAGAATGGACCGAAGAGTTTATCCCAATCTTGGATACTTGGTGCATTGCATGGTAAGTGGCGGAAGATGAAAGGATATAAGTACCCAGAACCACCTGATTGTCAATCAAGCATGAGTGAGTTCTTTAAGAAACAGGATGAATATCAACAGAAAGGCGATAGATCACAGGATTTTACTCCTGAGAACGATCCATATGGCGGTTATTAAAAAGTTCTAAAAAACCCTCTAAATAACTTTAGAATGAAATGACTTGATAGCTTATCATGCCTTTACCAAAAATTAGTACTTCTCAACATGAGTTGATTTTACCTTCTACTGGTAAGAAGATAAAATTTAGACCGTTTTTAGTTAGAGAAGAGAAGATTCTAATTCTAGCTTTAGAATCACAAGACCAGAAACAAATATCAAACGCAGTCAAACAGGTATTAAAAGATTGTATTTTAACTAGAGGTGTCAAAGTTGATACTTTACCTAGTTTTGATATTGAGTATATCTTTTTGAATGTTCGTGGTAAATCTGTTGGAGAACAGATTGAGATTGTTGTTACTTGTGGTGATGATGGTGAAACTCAAGTACCAGCCTTTATTAATATTGATGAGGTAGAAGTTAAGACTGATCC